AATGCTAAAGTTAATGAATTACAAGGCATGTCTCAAGCTTCCGCTGCAATACTTTACAGTGCTGAACAGTCATATTCAAAAGAATACCATGACATTGAAGCTAAAATTAAGACTGCTCGTGAAGAAGGTGATACCTATGAAGTTAATGAACTTAAAGACCAACGTGAACAAGTTCAAGCTAGCTATTGGGAAGCACGTAGACAACGCGAAGGAATGGTTGAAGCAGTTCAAAAACAAACTGAAGAACAAACTACTAAAGCTTGGAACGAACAATTAAGTTATTTTCAAGAAACAATACCTAGTATGATTCCTGATTTCGATGAGAAAACAGCAATGGCTATTAGGGAGTTTGCAGAATCAGAAGGAATTCCTGGAGATCTTTTAGATACAGTAGTAGATCCTGTAATTGTTAAATTTGTTGACGATTATAGACGATTAAAACAAGATGTAACTAAAGGTCAAGCAAAAAGAAAAACAACTTCTGTAAAGAAAGCGCCTATTAAAAAAGCTAAAACTCGTACTCAAAAACAAGTTGATGCTGCTGAAAAAAGAAGGCAACTAGCTTTAAGCGAAGGCGCAAGTAATGAAGATCAAATGGCATTTTTGAGAGATATGGCAAATCGCTCATTAAACTTATAATACCTCGGAGGTATAAATTATGGCTAACGTACTCGGTGTACGCGGCACAGGTGGTCCCGGAGGACCAACTCGCGGAACTGGCAAAGATGTCTCACAACGTGAGGATCTTGCAAACTTTATCACGATGATTACTCGTGATGAAACCCCTTTTACTTCTTCTATCGGTAAAGCAAAAGCTACCGCTATTTATCACGAATGGCAAACCGATCAGCTAGAAGCTCCCGGTAACTCACGGATTGGTGAAGGTACAGACTGGATTGCGCCTGACGCAACTGGTTCTGGCGGTACAGGTGCAACACCTGCTACTGGCGCTAAATACGCTGTTTCTGGTCCTAACCGTACACGTTTGGGTAACTATACTCAGATTAACGGTAAAACAATTGCTGTATCAGGCACACGCCGTGCAGTAGATCAAGCTGGTGTAGCAGACGAATATGCTTATCAGCTTAAAAAGCGTGGTACAGAACTACGGCGTGACGTTGAGTTTGATATGATTCACTCATATAACGTTTCTAACGCTGTTGCAGCGCAAAACGCTAATGCACGCTCAGCTGGTGGATACCAGTCATTTATTAACTCAGCATCTACTTGTAACTTCGTAGGTGAGTTTGAAGCTCCTTCAGCTTCTACTTCTAACGCTGGTACAGATGCTCAAGGCACAGATACTGTTCGTGGTTCAATTAATGGTGGTACAACTGCACCTACTAAAGGTACACTTGCGCTAACTGATATTGACCAAGTTATGCAGAAAATTTACGAGCAAGGCGGTAAGGCAACTAAAGTTATGTTGTCACCAAAGCTTCGTCGTGATTTCTCTGATTTGATGGTTTCTGATACAGGTGTTGTACGTAACATTGACGATGGCGGCAAGCTACGTCAATCAGTAGACGTATATATGTCTGATTTTGGTGATCTAATGGTAGTTCCTAACTATATCATGGGTCTGTCTAACGAACACTTCTTTAAAGGCGATAACGGATCTGCATTCTCAGGTGCAGGTAAAGTAGACGTAGCAGACTTTGCTGCTCTTATTTACGATCCAATGTGGTTTGCTACTGCTTACCTTCGTCCTCTTGCAGAAGTAGACGTAGGTCAGCAAGGTGATTCAACTAAAGGAATGATGGTTGAAGAATGTACTCTTGAAGTACGTAACCCTCTTGGTTGTGGTGCTATCTACGGTCTTAGCTAGGTTAACTTAGGGGGAGTCTTAACAGGCTTCCCCTTTTTTATTATATAGGAGAAAAAAATGGCAGGTGTTATTAATAAAAAAGGTCAAATGGTTGTAGGACCAAAAGCTGAAATGGAAGCAACAATGCTAAAAGAAATGAATAAAGCTAAAAAAAGTTATAAAAATAAATCCGCTTCATATAAATCAATGGGCGGCAAAATGTCTAAGTATTACTCAGCTGGAGGCACTGTGTTTACAGGGAGGGACTAATGGCTAATAAAATTAAAATTATTAAAATACCAGAAGGTCCAAGAAATAAAGAGCTTATGTTTGATCGTGGAGTTAATGCAGGCAGCACAGCAGGCGCTAATAAAGGAAATAGAACTCCTTACGCACCAACAGGATCTGGCGGTGGAAATAAATATAAAGTTGGCGGTGGTAAAATTTCAAAGTATTATTCCGCTGGTGGCACTGTAATTACTGGGAGGGACTAGTGAGTAAGAAATATCCAAAAGGTCATTCTATGAATAACCCTGATATTGGTACAGGCTCAAGCCCCGGACTTAAAGGTTTGCCGGGAGTGTTGCCTAAACCAAAACCTAAAAAGAAAAAAGCGAAAGAACAGTATGCTTTTAGCGGTAAGAAAATAAAAATGGATAGCTACTACTCTGGTGGCGGTACAGTCTATACAGGGAGATAATTATGAAAGTAAAAGCAGGAGATACATTATCAGGTATAGCCAAAAAGAATGGCACAACATTAAAAGCTATTCTTGCAGCTAATCCTAATATTAAAAATGCTAATCAAATTCGTGTTGGGCAAACAATTAAAATGCCTCAAAAACAAATGTCTCCAGGAGATGCAGCACGAAATCCCTATAAAGGAACTACTCGTAGTGAATTAAAAGGAATAGATTCTCAAAAACAACAAAAGAAAAACAAAACTAAAGGACCATCAATAAATAGTGCAGAGAACACGGAAAAACGTGCTAAATCAGCTACGAAAATGATGAACATGAGATCAGCTACTGAAAGGTATAGGAGGTAGTCATGGCGGCAGAATACCCGTCTGAAGAAAGACAAAAGAAAATGGCTAGAGATATGATGAAATATCGTTCTACTAACTCTACTATAGGGCAAGGTCCACTTAGCGCAATGACAGCAGCACAAAAAGCAGCTGCACCAATGCGTCAAATAAAAGATAAAACTGTAGTTAATAAAAATACTACAGCTATGCCAACAGTATTACCTAAATCAATGGCAATACGAAGAAGTCCAGAAGAGCTTATAGCTAGAGATCGGGCTAACGAAACATCTAGTGCAATGCAAGGAGTTAATTATAATGAAACTCCAGCAGCACCTCTCACTAAACAAGAGCGTGATCAAAAAGCGTTGGCAGCACAAAGAGCAATGCTGGCAACAAAACGGGGTGGTCCATCTCCAGCCCAACTAGCTACAGATGCAAACTTAGAAAAATATAGACAAGAAAGAATGGGAGAGCAGCCAAATACATTTGCTGCATTTTTAAAATCATTAGGATTAGGAAAATAGGAGGTAATAATGCTAGTTATTAGAACAGCAAACGGGAATACTTACCCCGCAGAAACATGTGTATGGCGTACTGCAGCAGTAGCTTCAGGCGGTTATCAGCTTACACATTTAGATATTAATTCACCTAACGTAGCGACTAACGGTAATCCTACAGCAGCACCAACAGGCGCAGAGTTAGGTTATATAGGTAAATCAGGTCGATTCGTAGCATATACAGAACCAGCCTAATTAAGTAAGAGGACATTATGGGAAAAGAAACAGATTTTAAATTCCGCAGTAGTACTGTAGAAGCCAATAAAGACATTCACGCTGGGTTTGATCTTCAATCAGGAGATTGGGAAGCCAAGCAAGACATTACACAATATAAGGAACACGCAAAAATAGAACGCGATAAAGAAGCGTATTATGGTCGTACAAAAAATGGTTATCGAAAGATGGCTACCATTCCAGATATTGTAGCAATTAAAATTTTACAAGAGCATCATTTAGATTTGCATGATCCAAATTTTATGCAAGATCCAAATAATCTTAAAAAATTAAAAACAATTCTTATGTCTGAATATCGTGATTTGGTAGTCAATACTTAATTAGGAGACCGAAATGGCATTGACTTACACAGAGCTTGTTGCTAAAGTTCGTACTTGGGCTAACCGAGACGAAGAAGTAGTAAGCGATGCAATCATTCAAGATTGTTTAAAGTATGCAGCAGATAAAGCATATCGAACATTACGTGTTCCTCCGCTAGAAAATGTTGCTAAATATGAGAAAACATTACTTCAATCAGCAACAACAAATGCTTCTTCAACTACTGATAGTACAACAGAAATACAATTACCTTATGATTTAATTGAATTTATACAAATAAGAGAATTAGACGCTGGTGGATTAACAACTAGAGTATTTAATGAAAAAGTAGATATTAGAACTCTTAATGATTCTAATGCTGAAAAATATACAGGATATAATTATTGGGCAAGACAACAAAATGTTTTATCATTAGTTCCTGGATTTGGAAATGGAAACACAGGCAATACAGCAGATAGTATAGAGCTTTATTATTATCGTAGATTACCCGCACTTAATGCGTTGTATGCAGTAACAGTACTTAATTATGCTGCTGGGTTTCTTACTACTACTGGAGGAACTACATATTTATATTTTACTACAACAAGCGGTGTAACTAACACGGCAACAGCCTATGATACGCAAGCAAAAGCTATTGCAGCAGCTACAGGAAATGTAACTGCTAAAATAAATGTAACAGTAAATAATAGTGCAAATATTACTAACGACAATAGATCAGGTACAGTTGTTGTTGGGCAAGAGTTATCAGGAACAGGAGTTGTCGCTAATACAACAACAGGCGCTCCTCCAAAAGTAACTAACGTAAGTAACCAAAATAGTATAGTAGTAGATACTCCACAAACTATAACAGATAATACAGATATAACATTTTCAAATACAACAGCTACAAAATATATTGGTACATTAGTACCTAACTGGCTTAGAGATGAAAATGAAAGAGTAGTGCTTATGGGTGCTTTAGCAGAATTGTTTTCGTATGTACAAGAAGATGATCAAGCACAAAAATACTTACAAGTATTTCAATCAGAAATTGCAGAACTTAATAACGAAGACGCTAAACGAAATGCATCGGGTGGTAATCTGCAAGTAAACTTTAACGGGCGAGGGTTAATTTAATGACAACACCAGCAAGACCCGGAGCTTTTACGGGTGCAACAGATAATGCCGCTAATGGTGGTTTATTTACAGATACACTAGTAGATGGTATACCCGATCTTATAGGTGCAGA